CAATTCATTTTCATACGCCTCGCCAACCAAAAGATTAGAATCACGCGCATCTTCTATTAAACCAAGTTGAGATTCAAACATCTCATTGATTTCATTAGGCTTTGCACCAGCAAAAGCAGAGTCTAATATGTCACCATTTTGAGATTGAAGTATTTTTAGAACGTCTGTTCGATCACTATCTAACTGTCTGGCTACACGCTTTTCTTCTAAGTTAAGACCAGTAGAAGCTAAGTATTCAGAGCCAACAGATTCAATATATCCTTTGTATTTTCCAATAGCTACGCCATGCATTTTGTCAATGTAGTCGCCAAAGGTGGTCTTAAACTCCTCAACACCTTTGTCAGTGCCTTGATATTTTAGAGCAAGGGTAGCCGCTTTCGTTTTTATTTCTTGGTCAATTGATTCTTTGAAACGCTTATCAATAACAGATTCGTAAGCGTCTTGAGCGATAGAACCAAAACCAGTAGGCAACAAAGACATTGCTTCTGGCTTGCCTGTCTCTGGATTAATGGTTCTTATCTGCTCTCGCTCTAATTGTTCAGCAACTTCTATACCCTTCTTACGCGCCTCTACAGCCGCCATCTTATAAGCTTGGTTAGTTAGTTGATTAGCAGACTCGTAAGCCCCTCTCCACGCTTCTACAGCCGCAGTAGGCGCACGAACAACGCCTATAGTGGTATTGCGAAACGATACTCTTTCTTTAATTACACCAGCCATTATGCTATCGCCATAGTTTCGTACATCTTGCCCATGCCGCCCACAAGAGACATCATAGCTTTGTTTCTTGCACTCCTAGCTCTTACAGCACCTTCATACCTAGCAACCTTACCAGACAACTTTAAGCTTTCACTTTTCATAAACCCTTGGAAACTAATACGACTAGCATCCCTAAAAGCTGTTTCTTTCTGCTTATCTAAAAAAGCTTGAAAAGATTGGTCAGATGTATCTCTGCCGAGGAAAGAACGGAAAGCTTCGTTAGTGGCAGTAGCCGCATCAAATTGATTTATTCGATCAACGTGCATCTGCTCTGACTCAATCATAGAATTTATCTGCTCTTGCTGGAACTGTTGCTCCTTGAACTTGCCCATGTCATTAGCGGCATTGCCTTCTTGCAATGCAGAGTAAACAGAAATACCAGTGCCAATAGCTTGCATTGCAACCATAAAACTCATTAGAACGATACCTCCGCTATTAGTCCATTAACCTCTAGCTTTAATGGATAGTTTTGTGAAATTTTAATTGAAGGGTCTTTATCATAACCTAAGAACCTAAACTCTTTTTTGCCAGTAGCCGCAACTCTATCGTTACTAAAGTCATCAGTAACTTGGCGCAGTATTAAACTATCGTTGTTTACTTTGATAGAGAAAGTATCAAGAACATCGACAACAACTTTGTAAACACTTCGAGGCTGACCTGTGAGTGGACCGCCTTGTATAATTCCATCAATAGGCATTGTCTCTGCATTTACATTAAATTTGTATCCTACTTCTACAGTTGTTAATGCGTTATTTATTTTTGTTAAATCAAGGATTGCGCCTGTTGCAGATACAGTAACAGAAGAACTGGGTATAGTTGTAGTTACCCCACCAAATGACGCTTCCGCGTATATGTTTGCGTTATCAGCTTGCAAAGAAGAAAACGTAATTGTGAATGTGCTATTGCCCCCACCAACAGAAACCTCTACTGGCTGTTCACTAAATGCAGTTCCATTAGCTTTATAGAATGTAACAACAGATAAAGATGTAGTTGTAATCTGTGCTGTTGCAGATGGGTCTTTAACCATTACATTACCATAGTAATCTGATCCTTCAACAACATCTACCATAGAGCCATCGACAAAATAATCTGACACATCGAACACACCAGCAGTGCCAGTGTATGAGTTAGAAAAATCTAAATTAAACCTAGGTTCAAACTCAAGAAGATAAAACCTTTCAACCCCATCACCTTTGTCAAAAACCATAACAACAAACACTCTATCATCAATAGTGACCACAGAATGAAACTTACCTGTTGATGTAAACTCTGTCCAACCAGCGCGTTTCTCACCTCTGTTAGAAGCAAACAAAGCCATAGTTCCATCTAAGTTTACAGCAAACATAAATGTCTCTGGTCTGTTCAAAGCACCATTCAACACAGACATTTGAATGGGAGATTTAATTAGGTGAGGCGACAACGTAGAAACTGCGGAACTAACATATGCCGCCTCTGCGTCAGAGAATAGATATTCCCTAACGACTGAGCCGTTCTTTTGGACATAGATAGTCGCACCATCATAAGATAATGGTCGAACAAAACTAGAGCCAAAAGGTGTCTGTCTTTTAATCTGAGCGTTTGTTGCGGTAATAGGTTCGTTCAATAGTGACGGAATATAAAACTCAGATGTTGAAGTGAATATCTGCAAATCACGGTTTGAAACAATATGGCGTATTGCGTTAATCTCACCAATGCTTGCAGTTAAATCTAACGCATCATTATCTTCAGCATCGCCAACATCAAAGTTAAAGTATTCGCTAGAGCGACTAGCCCATATACCATCAGGCTGTCCGACAGTGCCGCCAAACCACAGTCTGTTTTCATGGAAGGTAACTGCCGCAGGGAAACCTCGATAAGAACTATATGATTGTTCTTTCCAGTTAATAGTAGGTGCATGAGTTGTTATTCTTGGCGCACCACCACCGTCTATAGAAGCGTTAGCATTTGTTCCTGCAGTTATAAAGTAATGGTTTGCGTCAATAACTTCTTGTACGTTTCTACTACCGTTAATACTACCAGCAGTAATACCAGCAATAGAACCAGCCCTAGATATTTCTATTGTGTCGCCAACTTTTAAACCATGCTCAATATGAGTAACTTCAAGATCGGCAGTGCCATCAACACTTCTAAAAGCGTCAATGTCTAAATCAATTTGAATTGTTCCAAATATATCGCCAGTAGCTTGAGTCGCGCTTTGCACACTTTTGATTTCAATTTCAGTCTTAGCGTATTTTAAAACAACCCCAATATGTTTTGAGTCAGGATAATTACCGCCAGTTTGCGTACCAGTTGTATCAAAGTAGTTAGAGCTTGTTGTAAGGGTAATATTGTTACCAGTAGATGCCGATGGATCAAGAGTAACGCCAGTTTCTTGGAAGCTATAGTATGGCTGGAAAGTTGTGTTACCGTCAGAGCTTGTCTCAAAAAGAAAAGAGCTAACCTCAAAGTCAGTTAAGCTAGTTCTTCTAAGCTCTCTTGTCTGAAAACTGTTATGGCTAATAAACATTACATCGCCTGATTGTGCGTATGTAACTTCGTGCAAGATGCTGTCAGTAAATGGTAGCGCATCACCGTCAACATCTTGCGTGACAGTAGATACCAGACTTACATTTCCAGTGGTAGGGCTTATTTGAAAACATCTAATCTTAGCGTTCTCTAAAGAAACTATATATCTTTCATCGTCAGAAAATATAAATGGCACAAGTCTATGTTGCTGAACCTTGTTGTTTAAATCAGGAACAGTATCAAATTCATAGATAGCTTTAGTGCCAAATCTTTTAAGGATGCCGCCTTCGTTTTTAATAAAGAAGTTCTCTAGTCTTTGCGCGGCATTGATATAAACATTAGTGTCAGTTCTAGTGATAAGTGAAGGACTGACTTCGCCAAATTGAAAGTTGCTAAGTGGTACTCTTATTCTAGGCATTAGCTACGCCTTTCAGCAATGAACCTTGAGGTAGTCAACTTCCTTGTTGTCTGTTGCTGTGAGTCAAGATTCCTAGCTTTGATCATAGCTTTATCAGCTAAATTCTGCATAAGGGTAGCCATAGAAGAATCTCTAGCTAATGAAGTCGCAAACACAATCGCAATAGAATATTCAACAGCAAGAGTGAAATATGAAGGCCAACGAGATTCGTCTGGTCTATAGGTATAGTCAGCTATAACTGTGTTAGTTGTACTGGTATCACTAAAGACTTTATCACCATAGATAGCATACTCTATAGGCGAATCATTTACAGTGACCGCATGTATCATTAAAGAATCAGTAGGTATCTGATGCGCGGCTGACCATCTGCCAGTAGGCGCGGCAGTAAGAAGATTTAAAGTTTGCTGGTTAGTAGCAAAACGCCACCTTGTATTTGTAAGAGCATTGCGAACAATGTCTTCATACATATTAACAGCAACAGTAGACTCAGTTGTTCCGTCACCAAAAGAAGTAATTGGCTGTGCGCCAATCAAGATTAACGCTCTCGAACAAATGTCTACGCCAGAGTTGGCGGTGGTGCTAGTTGTTGCCATGATAGGTTAGGGAGGGGTAAGTTAATACCTTGACCCCTCCCAATCCTTTAGTCAGCGTCAGCGACACTGATAGCAGTGCCGTCTGAAACGTCAACGACACCAGCCGCAGTATTAGACAGAACAGTTACAATATTCACTGTAGGTGTTGCTGTGTCATACACGAACATAACGTCGCCAACATTAACCATGGTCGATGCGTTATTGAAGTAACCTTCAGTATTCACATCAGCGATAGCGTCAGCAGAAGCGTACATCCAAACATTGTAGCCGCCCCCACCTGCCATACGAGTAAGACCAGAAGATGCATAAGCCATATAAAAGTCTCCTCTTAGTTATCGTCTAGGACTTCATAGATGCCGTTGTCATCAATGACAACAGAACCCATGGACATCATAGATGTTGCAAGGTGTGCCACACGCTCTGGAACATAATTCAGTTCGGTGGTCACATCAGCACCAATACCCAAACCAACAGAAGAAGTATGATAAGAAATGTTCTTCCCTGCGGTAATCGCAGATGTTGAAAAGATATTGAAACCCAAGAATTGCTTCATGGTCATACCACCAGCATACGGAAGATTTTGTTCCCCAACGTAATCTGATGAAGCAAATTCATTGATGTTAAACAAATCAGCGAACCCTGCTGGGTGCATCGCTAGATAACGCCCACCGTCCTCTGGAATGTTCCCTGTGCCAAATGTTTCAAACAGTGTCAACAGATTGGCTTTAGAAACAGCCGCATTAGTTGCACCAATTTGAGTAGCATTTGCACCAGCATCCATTGCAGTCACAAGAATTTCATCTGTCTTACGACCCAATGCAGCCGCCGCAGATTTTGCTACAGCTTGGCGTTCATCAATGTTGGTCTTGAGTTCATCCAATTTGTCGATGTACTCAGCCGCATAATAGTCAGCCATAGTCGCTTCGACATTGGTGTGATCCAATTCCATCGGTGTTACCATACCATTTCGTGATTTGGTAGAAGCAGAGCCAGTTCCGATTTTCTGGAAACGAACTGTGTTGCCGCGAACATTCGCAACAGTACGCACAGTATTCCGTAACTTTGAACCCATACGCTGATAAGCCATATGGACTTCGGACTCGAACTGCTTAATAAAGGCTTGGTCAATAGTATTAGCCATTACTAGCTCCTAAGTTAGAGTTTACAGTTGTATCGGTTGTCTGCTTTCTCTACTTCGGCACGATTGTCCTTGCGGGTCGCTCAGTGATACACAGGCCGTTGAGTGTAATATGCTTGACTTTTTTCATCTTTGCAACGCACAAATCGCAACATTTCATAACCATTTACATCTTCACGCTGTTCGTGGAAAACAAATCCACACCAAGATAACCACATAATTGTCTCGTCATGCCC